CCTGATAAGTATATGGTATTGGGCGGTGATTATAAGTTAGCGATTCTTGAAGGTGCGGTTAAGGAAGACATGGTTGATGAGATGAAAATAAATGGTGAACCTAGTGTTAGTGCCATTAAAGCTTTTGCCTTTTATCAGAGGGGTAAGCAATTAAAAATTGCTTGCTAACGGGGAACCCTAAGTTAAAAATTTTTAATATGGGAATCCCGTGGGAAGTCAAATTTGATTAATTTATTTTCGCGATTTTTAATATAGCAGAAAGGAGGATGAAGATGAAAGGGATTTATAAATTTACTAATTTAGTGAACGGGAAAATATATATAGGTCAAAGTATTCATTTATCTATTAGATATAATCAACATAAAAATAGATATGATGATGAAAATGATAGTGAGTATAGTCATTCTTTTCATTCTGCAATACGAAAATATGGTTGGAATAATTTTCAGTATGAAGTGTTAGTTGATAATGATAATTTGTCATTAGAAGATTTAGATAATCTTGAGATATATTACATAGCTTATTATAATTCTTATTATGATGGTTATAATGAAGATAAAGGTGGATCAAATGCTATTCATCCTAGAAAATTAAATGACGAATTAGCATTACAATTAAAAAATGAAATTAAAAATACAGATATTTCATTTACAGATTTAAGTACTAAATATAATATATCAATAGGAATGGTATCTGATATAAATAAAGGAAATCATTGGAGTCATATAGGAGAATTTACATATCCTATTAGAGATACTTCAATAAAACAAAATCTAGGAGAAAGACATCCTAGAGCACATTTTACAGATAATGAAGTATTAGAAATAAGAAAAAAATATATGACGACTCAGTTAGATGAATTATATAACGAGTATAAGAATTATATATCTTATGCTGCATTTAAAAAAATTATTTATGGGAACACATTCCAACATGTTCCTTATTATAAAAAACGCGAAAAGAAATGGTATCAATTTGGAACCTGTATCGACTATTCCCCAGAAGGGAAGTAGGACTACTATTGATACGTAGTTCGAAAAGGGCTTCTTGATTTATAAAATCAAGTAAGAGATAGTCAGTGCTATTAGAAATAATAGATTTACACGACTTATAATGAAGCTTCGTTTGATCGAGAATATGGAAGTGTTTGGTCTGGAGATATAGAGAATGCATATTTCTCTAATGATGTATTTGAGAAGAATCGAATACTTCTTCAACCAGAGTATGAGTATAGCGGAAGGTCGTCTAAATCAGCTTACTATGTTATAGGAGTCGACGTTGGACGTAAAGGATGTAATTCTGAGGCTTGTGTATTCAAGGTAACCCCACAGCCGCAAGGAGATGCTTTAAAGACCTTAGTTTGTATTTACTCACTTGCCGCAGAGCATTTTGAAGCGCAAGCTATCCATTTAAAGAAATTGTTTTTCCAATATAAAGCTCGTGCTCTTGTTATTGACGCAAATGGTATTGGTGCGGGTTTGGTCGATTATATGGTTAAGGCACAAATTGAACCAGAAACTGGAGATACATTACCTCCTTTTGGAGTTGAAGGCGGAAGTTATGAAGAAGCTTCTACTGATTATAAGAAATTTAAAACCGATGATACAATCTTAAATGCTATGTATTTAGTTAAGGCTAATGCTCCATTTAATACAGAAGCTCATGCTTATGTACAGACTCAGATGAGTAGCGGTAAAATTAAATTCTTAATAGATGAACAAACAGCTAAAGCTAAATTACTTACAACTAAAAAAGGTCAGAATATGACTCCAGATGAGCGTAATGATTATTTGATGCCATTTACTCAGACTAGTATTTTAAAAGACCAGTTATTAAATTTAGTTGAGTCTAATGAAGGTATTAATATTATATTGAAACAGAATAATAGAAGTATACCTAAAGATAAATTCTCTGCTCTTGAATATGGATTATATTATATTAAACAAGAGGAAGAAAGAAAGAAGAAGCATAAAAGTAGAGATATTAGTAAATTATTATTTTTTACTTGAGTTTTGGGCGGGAGCCATTAAGAGAATATAAAGTAAAATGGAATATAATTAGTAAAGGTATTATTAGCTAAATAGATAGAAGTTTTGAATTACTAAAATGAGATAAAGATTTTTATATAAAAAGAATGAAAAGTATCAAATAGCTAAGGTATCTTTACTTTTAATATTCTGCCGAGAAGGGTAGGTGAAAGTAGTTGAAGGCTTCAAGAGGCGAGATTAAAATATGTGAAATATTAGATGCGGCGGGTGTTAGTTATCAAGAAGAATATAGTTTTCCAGATTTGGTGGCGGAAAGTGGCAGACCCTTGAGGTTTGATTTCGCAGTATTTGATGATGATGGGAATGTAGATTTTTTGATTGAGTATCAAGGTATTCAGCATTATGAAGCCAAGTCTAAATTTGGTGGAGCTAGAGGTTTATATCAACAAAAACATAATGACGCAAAAAAGCGCAACTACTGCCTTACTCATGGTTATACCCTAGTTGCAATTCCTTATTGGGAAGAGCAATTTATTGATTATGATTATATATGGAAGGCGGCAGGGTATTAATAGCAAGCATGAATTTAGCAAAGGGTTGAACTTTTGCTAAATTTTTGTTATAATATATTAAGATGAAGGATTTAAAGGAGGTATCTCTTTTGCGAAATAGAATAGAAGATATTAAAGCTAAGGGTTTTAATATGCAAACTCAATTAGATACCAACAACCAAAATCAACCTTCAGGATACGTGGGGCTACCTGCTTTAGATTTTTCAAAAATTAAGGTAGGAGCAAAAACACTTGAAGATGCAGTTCTTAATTTAAGCTGTTACAAAACTATTAATCCAAGATTAGCAGATAGAGCAATGAGAGAAATTTCTGATTTCTTTTATAAAACAAGTGGAATTTATTCAAGAATACTTAGATATATGGCTTTTATGTACCGTTATGATTGGATGGTTACTCCTTATGTAAATGATGAGAATGTTAAGACTGAAAAGCTATTAAAAGGTTTTCATCAAAGTTTAAGAGCATTAGACAATTATGGCGTTAAAAAGCATTTAGGAGAGATAGCTTTAAAGATACTGCGTTATGGTGTTTATTATGGATACAAAGTGCCTTTTAATAATAGTATAACGCTACAAGATTTACCCCCAAATTATTGTAGAACAAGGTATTTTTGTGGAAATAAACCAGCAGTTGAATTTAATATGAGATTCTTTGATGAGTGCTATAATAATGTGAGTCAAAGAAAGAAAATATTAGCTTTATTCCCTAAGGAATTTCAAAAAGGTTATGACCTCTATAAAGCAGGTAAATTACCTCCAGAGTTTCAAGGGGATACGAGCGGTTGGTATTTATTAGATCCAGAAATGACAGTTCGATTTATTGTTAATGGGGAAGAGTATCCAGCTTTTATTTCTGTAATTCCTCTTATCATAGATTTAGACGAAGCGCAGGGATTAGACAAGAAAAAGACTTTACAAAGACTTTTGAAGATTGTTATTCAGAAGATGCCTTTAGATAAGAATGGAGAATTGATATTCGATATTGACGAAGCACAGCAATTACACAATAATGCAGTTCAAATGCTTAGTCGAGCTATTGGTGTTGATGTATTAACAACTTTTGCTGACGTTGATGTTGCAGATATGCAAGATACACGCGGTACGGCTCAGACAGATGATTTACAAAGGGTTGAGAGACAGGTCTTTAATGAAGCTGGTGTATCTCAAATGCAATTTAATACTGATGGTAATATTGCATTAGAAAAATCTATTTTAAATGATGAAGCAACAATGTATAATATGTTACTTCAGTTTGAAGAGTTTTTAAACGAATTATTAGAACCTTATAATACTAATGTTAAAAAAGTAGAGTATAGAGTTCAACTCTTAACAACTACTATTTATAACTATAAAGAATTAGCTAAATTATATAAGGAACAAATGCAGGTAGGATTCTCTAAGATGCTACCTCAAATTGCTTTAGGGCAAAGTCAAAGTAGTATTCTTGCTAATGCTTACTTTGAAAATGATATTCTTGATTTGGTAAATGTATTTATTCCGCCATTAATGAGTTCTACTATGAATGAAAACATTCTTAATAGAGTACGCGGCGGTGGGGGATCTTCAGGCCAGGGTGATGGAGAAGGCGCCGGCCGCAAAGAACTTCCAGATGACCAAAAGTCAGAAAAAACTTTAGCAAATAAAGAATCAAGTAGTTAAAGGAGATATAATATGTCAACTAATAGATTAAGTATAGCTACTATTTCTTCTCCTGAGTTTATTAATATTGAAGGAATAAGCCCTTTTGCTTCTAAGTGTGAAATTAAAGTTCTTTATTTAGGTGAGAATCGAAATGGTTCTTATATAAATAAAGAAGTTGCTACACAGATGGCACAAACTCTCCCTGGATGTCCTATAGTAGGTTATTTCAGTGAGAATCAAGATGATTTCCGCGATCATGGAGATCAAATGATTATTGATGGTGATGGTATTAAGTTCAGATGCTTAACCACTCCATATGGTTTCGTTGCCCCAGATGCAAAGGTTTGGTTCCAAGAATTTGAAGACACAGACGAATTTGGCAATAAGATTATTCGTGATTATTTAATGACAGAAGGATATCTCTGGACAGAGCAGTATAAAGAGGCACAGAAAGTTATTAATGAAGGTCGTCCTCAGTCTATGGAACTAGATGAAAAAACACTTAAAGGGCATTGGTCAACAGATGTTAATCGTGGTGTTGATTTCTTCATTATTAATGACGCAATCTTTTCTAAACTTTGCATTTTAGGAGAAGATGTTGAGCCGTGTTTTGAAGGCGCTAGTGTAACAGCTCCTGAGGTTAGTTCAACATTTACTAGAGATGATAAGTTCACTCATACATTGTTTACTATGATGAAAGAATTGAAGGAACTTACATTAAATAATAAAGGAGGAAATTCAATGCTTGATAATAAAGAGTTTGTTGCTGTAAATGCGGAAGACGCTGCTGAAGAAGTTATTGAAGCTACAGTTGAAGAAGTTGCAGCTGAACCCATTGTAGAAGCAGAGCCCGCTCCCGCAGAAGAAGTAACAGAAGAAAATATTGAGATTTCTTTAGAATCTGAGGACAAAGCAGATTTAGAAGATAACATTGAAAATCAAGATATTATAGAAGACTTTGAGAAGGTTTCTGAGGAGGATTCTTCTATTGTTGAAGAAGAACCTGTTATCGAAGAAAACCTTACAGAGAAATATGCTCTCCTTGAGCAGCATTGTGCAGAGCTTGAAGCTAAGTGCAATGCTTTAGAGGAAGAGAATTCCGCTCTTGTTGCTTTTAAAGAGCAGGTAGAAGATGAGAAGAAGGATGCACTCATCAATAGTTTTACTATGTTATCCGATGAGGATAAGAAGAGCGTAATTGAAAATAAAGCTCAATTTACATTAGATGAAATTGAAAAAGAACTTTCAGTTATCTGTGTAAGAAAGAAAGTAAATTTTAATCTTGACGAAGAAAAAGCTACTGAAACAGAAGTAGTATCCACAACTTACAACATTAGTGGTACGGAAGATAATTGTCTTCCACCTTGGTTGAAGGCAGTGGAAGCACACAAAAATGCTGAATAATATTAAGGAGGAATAGAATATGTCTTTTACAAGAGTTAAGTATGGACAGGTAGAACCTAACCAATTATCAGCTCAAAAGACTGGTCAGATCTATGCAAGTCTTCCCCTTGATCCTGACGTAAAAATACTTCAGAATGGTGAATTCATGTATTATGACTATCAGACTAATAAGGTATCGGCTGATGATTCAACAGGTATCTCAGAGCCTATGCTTGTATTTAACGAAATTAAACTTTATGAGCCTTTCTGGAGAACGTCTTATAAAGATTTTGCAATGATTAGAGTAGATGCTGTTAATGCAGCAGGCACAACAGTTGCAGGCGAGAATTATGTTACATCTGATCTTGCAACAAATGGACCTATTGAAGGTCAGTATGGCGGTGGAGCGCTTACTCCTGGTGTTGCAGCTAATCCTGCACATCCTGATTATCCGTATAGAATGACAGGTATGGCACCTCGTCTCTTTAAAACAAATGTTGGTGATATTTTCACAACTAACATGGTTGAAACAGATGATGATGCTGGACAGGAAGTTACTTATACAGTTGGTAATCTCCTTGAGCCTGTAAAGAATACAACAACAAAAACACTTCAGCTTAAGAAAGCTACTGGCACACCTACTGGAATGGCTTGGGTTGTAGTTAAAGTTTATCAGATGCCCGATGGTCAGCCTGGACTTAAGCTCCAGAGAGTACAATAAAGAAGGAGGAAATAGATATGGCTTTAGAATTTAAACAGTTATTAACATTAGCTAAGACTGTAGCAAAAGCTGATCCATCTGCTCCTACTGCGTACAGTTTTGGAGATAAGAATTTTGGATATAGCGAAATGCAAGAGACTTTGAGAGATGAATTCAAAGAACTTGCTGGCACATATTCTCTTTACAGAGAAAATAAAAATACAATCTTTGCTCTTATTGAGCAGACAATAGACGAAGTTCTTCCTCAGAAAGTAATGCAGAATTATTCTTCATTCGCTGAGATTAAGACATTCGCACAGGGCGACAAGCCTATTTTCACACAGAAGATTACAACAGCTTCTAGAAATCGTGCTAAGAGCTTCATCGGTAAGGTTGGACTTGCTGGTCTTTATGAAGTATTCAAGCTTGATGGAACAAGTTATGAAGTAACAACAAATGCTATCGGCGGAGCTGCTCAGATCGGATTCGAGGAATTCCTTGATGGTAGAGTAGATTTTGCAGATGTTCTTGATGTTGTTATGGAAGGTCTTGATGAGTGTATTTACATTGAGATTGAGAAACAGCTCAATGGTGCTATTGCCAACATCAATCCTAATAACTATGATACAGCAGCTGGATTTAATGAGGATAAGTTCGACACATTGCTTAGCAAAGCTGATTCTTATGCTCATTCAACTATCTACTGCACACTTGAGTTCGCAGCTCAGGCAATTCCTCAGTCTGGTGACTGGATTTCTAATGAGATGAAGAACCAGAGATTTCAGAATGGATATCTTGCTAACTACAAGGGACACCAAGTAATTATACTTGCACAGTCTTGGGAGCCTAATAACGTTGGTCCTAACGGAACAAGAGTTATCGATCCTAGTTATGCATATATCATTCCTACAGGTGCAGAGAAGCCCGTTAAGATTGCGTTCGAAGGACAGACAATCGTTGACGAGTACACAAATTATGACAGATCTAGAGATGTTCAAGTTTATAAGAAGGTTGGCGTTCGCGCTATCTTCTCTCAGGCTATTTGTGTATATAAGAATAGTAACTTGCATAGATAATTTCTATGATATAAAAGAAATAAGGGGAAGATATTTTTCTTCCCCACTATTTCTTTATTTTTCGGAGATAAAAGGAGAAAACTGAATATGTTGAAAGATAATGATTTAGTAGTTATTAGAAATAGAAATAGGGGCGGTACATCTTACCCTATAGATGGAAACTGGATTAATTTTGAATATAATGAAGTTAAGAAAGTTCCTTTTTCACATTTGAAATCTTTAACTTACACTAACGGCGGAAGGTATTTATTAGACCACTGCTTTGTTATTGAAGATGAAGACGCTTTAAAGCAATTAAACATGGCTGTAGAACCAGAGTATTACTATACAGACGAACAGATAAAGAAAGTCCTTTTTGATGGTAGTTATGATGAATTTGCGGATTTCCTTGATTTTGCTCCAGATGGTGCGATTGAAATTGCTAAGAATCTTGCAGTAACAGAAGAACTTCCAGATAATAAGAAGAGAGATATGCTTGGACAGAGAACTGGTTTGAATATTTCAAATGCAATCATGGTTAATAAAGTAATGAACGAAGATAATAATGAGGCGGAAGTAGCTGCTCCTAAGCAGCGTAGAGTAAAAATTGAAGAGCCTAAAACTGAGGCTCCTGCTCGTAGGACAGCAGTTCCCGCTGATAAAAATAAAATAATTATTAAGAAGTAATTTCTTATAGAAGGAGGTTTATATGGCTATTCAAAATGCTACTACCTCTTTCATAACCATATATGACAGCTTTTGGGGACGAGTAACTGACGATCTATACATGGAATTAACCGAAGTAGATACTTTAGAAATGCTACAAGATTTATTAATTAATTCATTGCCCCGTTTTGAGTTCCCTCGTTTCGATATTTTTGATTATGAGCTAGGCACATGGCAAGATCTCGGAACGTATCAAGGAGCTGAAAGTGATAATAAAGAGGTGCCAATCTCCGGATGGGTGGGTGGCACCTTTAATTATGGACTCTCTGATGAAGAAATTAATATTATAGCTTTG